GGTCTTGTTCGCTGGGTCGATTACGACGAGGCGGCGGCGCAGTATCCCGACGCAAAAGACATGCTGTCGTGGACGCTATCGGATAGCGCCAACAGCGACACCTATGACGACAAGCCTAAATACCGGATATGGGCCGACAACAAGCGCAAGCGCGTCCGTATATGCCAAATCTGGATCAAGCGGCAGGATCAGTTTTTCTACGCCGAGTTTACCAAGGGCGGAATTCTAAAGGCTGGCCCGTCGCCTTACGTCGATGACAAGGGCGAGTCGGATTGCGAACTGATCTTTGGCTCGGCTTACGTCAACCGGGACAATGACCGCTACGGCATCGTCCGGGAGATGATCGGCCCGCAGGATGAGATCAACAAGCGTCGCTCGAAGGCTCTGCATCTTCTGAACACCAATCAGGTGATCGCGGAGCAGGGCGCGGTTCGCGACGTTGAAAAGGCTCGCCGCGAGATGGCCCGGCCCGATGGCTGGGTTGAGATTTCGCCCGGCTATTCCGACAAGATCAATATTCAGACGCGTCTTGATCTCGCAACAAGCCACATGAGCCTGTTGCAGGAGGCCAAGAACGAGATCGACATGATGGCTGGCAACATTGCTCTACAGGGCAATGCGGCGCAGTCAGCGGCCTCTGGCAAGGCGATCATCGCAAGCCAGCAGGGCGGCGCGATGGAAATAGCGCCGATTATGGACGCCTTGCGGGATATGGACATCCGCGTTTTCCGCGCCATTTGGAACCGCATTCGTCAGTTCTGGACCGCCGAGAAGTGGGTCCGCATTACCGACGACGAACGCAATATCAAATGGCTCGGCCTGAATATCGATCCGATGCAGGCGCAAATGCTTGCCATGCAGAACCCGGAAATGGGCGAGCGGATTGCGGGTATTGTTGGCAATATCGCCCAGCTTGACGTTGATATTATCATCGACGACGCGCCGGACGGCATTACGCCGCAGCTTGAACAGTTCCAGAGCCTTGTCGAACTCAAGAAAATGGACGCGATGGGCGAGATGCCTTTCCGCGCGATTGTCGCCGCTATGCCTAACCTGAAAAACAAGGATCAGGTTTTGGCGGCTATGGATCAGGCCAAACAGCCGCCGCAAGACCCGGTGGCCATGCAGGCGCAGCAGATGGCGATGCAGCTACAGGCCGCCAAGGCGCAGGCCGACATTTACAATACGAACGCCAGCGGCGCGCTGAAAGAGGCGCAGACGCAAAAGACGCTTATGGAGGCGCAATTAGCGCCGGAGAAGGTGATCAACGACCGCTTCAAGCAGGTCTCGCCTCCGCAGATTTCCGCTCAGCCGCAAGGCTTCTGAGCCAAGGAAGAGCCGTCGCCGGGCTACACGGGCGATAGAGGTTCGCAAGCCTCACTAACTTGCGTCCGTCGCCGGGACATCGGGCGGCTCGTGACCTTCACGTAAACAGGATCAGTGCATGTCAGACCTCGATGACATCTTGTCATCGGGTGGAGAACCTGTGTCTCCGCCCGCTCCAGAAACACCGCAGGCAGAAGCTCAACAGCCGGAAGCCAATCAGACCGTGGCCGAAACGCCGCAGTCTGAGGAAGCAACCGACGAGCAAAAGATGGTCCCTGTAGCCGCGCTTCAGGCCGAAAGACAGAAGAGCCGGAAATATACGGAACATCTCGCGCAGGTTGAGAAAGAACTTGCGGAACAGCGGCAACAGTTCAGCCAGTTGCAGCAATGGTTGCTCGCCCAACAGCAGGCGCAACAGCCAAAGCCGCAGGTTCCCGATTTTTGGGAAGCTCCTGAGACCGCGATTGATTATCGCGTTCAGCAGGAAGTGGCTCCGATCAAAAGTCTACTCCAGAAGCAGCGGGAAGAATTCTCAATGCTTCAGGCCGTGGACAAGCATGGTCAGGAAATTGTTGACGCGGCGTTTTCGGAAATGCGTTCCCGGATGGCTTCCGATCCTTACGGCGTGAAGCCTGACTACGACCGCATCATGTCGTCGCCGCACCCGTATGGCGCGTTGGTTGACTGGCACAGAAAGCAGCAGGCTCTCGCCGAGATCGGCTCCGATCCGGCTGCCTATCGCGAAAAACTCAAAGCCGAATTGCTTGCCGAATTGCAGCAGCAGGCTCCGGCGGCTCCGTCCGCTCCGAGTCTGAACCTGCCGAGCAATTTCGCAGCGGCGCGCAACGTCGGCGCTCGCAGCGGGCCGAATTGGTCCGGTCCCGCACCAATCAACGACATCTTCGACCGAGCCCGAAAAGCCGGTTGATGAAAGGAATTCAAAATGGCTGATACGCAGGTTGCGTCGGGCCTTACTGTAGAACAGTGGGACGACCAGTTCTTCCGTGAATATCTTACGGATAACCGCTTTTCCGAGTCCATGGGCACTGGCGAAAACGCCATTGTTCAGGTCAAGGAAAACCTCACCAAGAAGCCTGGCGACCGCGTTAATTTTGCGCTCGTCAACAAGCTGACCAATGCGGCGGTCACTGGCCGTTCGACCATGGAAGGCAACGAAGAGGATATGTCCTCGCGTTCGTTCCCGGTCACGGTCAACAAGCGTCGTAACGCCGTCCGCGTTGCTGAGATCGATGAACAGTATTCGGCGATCTCGCTGCGCTCGGCTGCCCGCCCGGTTCTTATGGACTGGTCGATGAAAGACACTGAAGACCTGATCGTCCGGGCTTTGGCGTCGATCAACGGCACGGCCTATGGCTCGGTGTCGGAAGCGAACAAGGACGCTTGGCTTGTCGATAACGCTGACCGTGTTCTGTTTGGCGCTCTGCGTTCGAACAACTCGGCCAACGATCACTCGGCCTCGCTGGCGAACTGCGACACGACGGCGGACAAGCTCAATGCGGCGGCTGTTTCCAAGATGAAGTCCATCGCGGAGACGATTGCTAACCCGCTGATCCGTCCGATTCGTTCGACCTCGAACAAGGGTCGTCGTTACTACATCATGTATGCTCATCCTTTTGCGTTTAACGACCTTAAGGCTGACACGACGATCACGACGGCCCAGCGTGAAGTCATGCTTCAGATGGAGAACGAGCGTCTGTTTGAGGGCGGCGATCTCTATTGGGATGGCGTCATCATCAAGCAGGTCGAGCAGGCTGTGACGGCTTGGGACTTCGGCACGGTTGGCGCTTCGTCGGCCAAGGTTGTCGGCGCGTTCCTCTGCGGCGCGCAGGCTGTCGGCACGGCTTACGCCCGCCGCTGGCGCACGACGACCGAGGAGTTCGATTACGGCGACAAGCACGGCGTTGAGGTGTCGGCGATTTACGGCATCGAGAAGCTGCGCTTCGGCTCCGGCACGAACGACACCGACGATTACAAGGATCACGGCGTCGTGACGGGCTATTTCGCGACCGCTGGCCTCGCGTAACGATAAAGAGGGCGGGAGCAAGTCTCCCGCCTTCCCATTTTGGGAATTTGATCGATGAAAACGGTCCGGGACGTTTGCCAGAAGGCGTTAATGTATGTTGGCGCTGTTGGCGCGGGCCAGCCGTATTCTGCCGAGGATTTGTCGGTCGCAAGTCAGGCTTTCAGGCCAATGCTCGATGAGCTTGCCGCGACTGACGTTTGCATGGTTTCGGTTCATCCAACCTTGGACGACGAGGAAGAAATACCGGACTATTTTTTCAATCCGCTGGCGCTCTTGCTGGCGATTGAAATTTCGGCTGACTTTGGCGCACCTTACGATCCGGTCGCAAGAGAGTCGGCTATTCGGCGTCTCCGGTTGATCGCTTCCTCGCCTGCCTATGGCCACCAACAGGCGGCGGAATACTACTAATGCCGCAGGCCGATATACCCTTCCCGCCATCGTCCAATCCCGGCCAGAAGCCCGGAGAAGGGCAGGGAAGGCTGGTCAACGCATTTTGCGAGCTTGACGGCGGCGTCAGGACATGGCGGCCTGTTCCGGGCCTCTCGCTGTTTTCTACGATCCTTTCCGGCACAACGCCGGTAAAGAATACGAGAGGAATGTTCGTCAACGGAACGCAGCTTTTTGTGGTTCAGGACGAAAAGGTCTTTACGATCTCGAAAGGCGGGTTCGTTCAGGAACTGACCTATACGACCGCACTTGCTGGCGATCTTCCCGGTAGTGAGCCGGTCACGATTGCGACGAATAACAAGTCTCCGACGCGGGACATGATTATCGTCACCGATCTTGGCGTCTATACCGTTGACAATGGCGTTGTTGAGGATTTGAGCGCGCCGAACCTTCCGGCAGTAAACAGTGTCAGCAGCCTCGACGGATTTTTCCTTTACACGACGCAAGACGGCAAGGTTTACGCGTCCGAGCTAAATGATACGGCTGTCGAGGCTTTGAGCTTTGCGACGGCGGAGTCGAACCCGGACGGGCTTACGCGCGGGACGGTTCACGGAAACCAGTTCTTTGCCTTTGGGCCGAACTCGATTGAGGTGTTTCAGAACGTCGGTGCGTCGCCTTTCCCGCTTCAGCGGGTTGCGGTTATCCCGGTCGGCCTTTTGGGCGCGTGGGCGGTCGCTGGCAACGAAAGCGGCTGGCCGGACGATCAGCTTTTTGTCGCGACGGATTGCACGGTTCGCAGGCTCAAAGGCTACGATCCGGTTGTTGTGTCGAACAAGGACGTAGAGCGCGCGATTGCCAACGTATTCGACAAGTCAACGATCCGTGCCTTTGTCTATGTGGCCGAGGGCAACCCGATCTGGTCTCTATCGTCCGAAACATGGACGTGGGAATATAACTGCGCGACCGGCTTTTGGCATGAGCGCCGCACCGCTGGCTTGAAACGATGGCTTGGCGAGTCGAGCGTCTATTTCGGCGACAAATGGCTCATTTCCCGCAAGGATAGCGAGCGGCTGCTGTATATCGACAAGGCGTCGAGCAAGGACGACACAACGTCGATTTCGATGACGATTGAGTCCGGGCCTGTAAAGGACTTCCCGTCGCGTGTTTTTGTCTCGGCTGCCTTTTTCGACTGGTCTACCGGCAACGCGCCGCTTAACGGGCCTTTCGATACGTCGGACCCGGAAATTTCGATCTCTTGGTCTACGGACGGCGGCGGCGTCTGGAGCAACGAATACATCGCATCGTCGCTTGGCCAAACTGGCCGCTATGTGGAGAGCGTGCGGGTTAACCGCGTCGGGCTCGCCAGCCGCAGCGGCATGAAGTTCCGCCTTATGACGACGAGCCCGGTATACAAGACATTCCGTGGCGGTCGCTGTGAGTTCCAGTTGCGAGGTCCGGCGTGAGCGCGGATCAGGAAATCCTGCCTCCGCCGCCGCATATCGCGCGGGTTGACAAAGAGGGCCGACCGTCAAAGGCGCAAATGGACTATGATGTCCGTTTGCAGAAAAATTTCAGCGAGAAGCAGGCTGAAAATGCGGCGGCATTGGCTACCGTTCAAACCAGCCTGCAAAACCAGATAACCAGTATCGACGCCGATCTCGCCGATGCGCGGCAAGATTTTCTGGATATTGCTGAAGTCGTAACAAACATTCAGTCCGAGGTAGATAATGCGTCAGCAGAACTGATTGTTTTGCAGGGCGCTTTTGCCGATGAGCAAACAGCGGTTGCTGGCGAGCTTACGTTAATCAACGCCAGAGTTGATGACACAGAGGCGTCGATAACTTCAGAGTCACTTGTTAGGGCTACGGCTGACACCGCGCTCGGAACAAGAATTGACAACCTCGTTCTGACCACTGGCAATAACGCTGCGGTTATTATTGATCAGGAAGCGCAGGCCAGAATTGACGCCGATGACGCATTAGGCGTCAGGATCGACAATGTTGTTGCCGATTTCGATGATCTGACCGCCGCTGTAAGCGATGAGACGACAGCAAGATCATCGCGAGACAATGCGCTTGCATCGAGAATAACGACTGTCTCTGTTGGCGCATCCCGCGTATATGTTCAGGACGATGCGCCGTCATCGTTTGGCAGACTTGTCGGCGATGTTTGGTTTGAGACAGACTCTACGCCGACCGCATATAAGCCGTATTACTGGACCGGCTCGGCATGGGCTGACAATAGCGACGGCACATACAAGATCGGGCAGATCGCTGTCTTGTCGAATGACGTGACGGCTCTGCGAGACACTGACAAGGCTCTTGTTCGCAGTGTAACGCGCGGCATTGCCTCGATGTCGCGGGTTTACACGGAGGACAACGAACCGTCAGGCGTCCGGCAGCCGGGCGATGTCTGGTACGACACCAACGACGGTTACAAGCCATACGTCTGGGCGCAGGTAAACGGAACCGGCTCGTTCGGCTGGCGAGACAACACCAACGGGACATATAAATTCGGTGCAATCGCGTCGTTTGAGAACAGCATTTCGGCGCTTGTAACAACGGTCGGAGACAATACGACCGGGCTCGTAAAGCAGGTCAACGACCTGAATGTCACAATCGGAGACGCAAGCTCCGGTCTCGTTCAGACGACCAATGTTCTGGTTTCAACGGTCGGCAACAATACAAGCGGTCTTGTCCAACAGGTTAACAGCCTGAACAGCACGGTCGGAAACGTAAATACTGGCCTCGTCCGTGACGTTTCAACGCTTTCAACGAAGGTTGGAGACAATTCGTCCGGCTTGGTTCGTGATGTATCGACACTAACTGCAACAGTCGGTAATAGCACATCCGGTCTTGTTCGTGACGTAACGGTTCTGAATAACAAAATCGGCGATGAAACGACCGGCCTAGTTAGAGATGTCACGACGCTTAGCGTTACGGCAAATCAGAAACGGGTCTATTATCAATCCTCGCAGCCAACCGCTCCCGCGAATTCATCCTTTTTTAATGGCGACGTTTGGATCGACTCCGACGACGGCAACAAGCAATATGTGTGGAACGGCTCGTCCTGGACGAACAGTAGCGATAGTCGGTTTGGAACTATCACTAAAGTTTATCGGCAATCAATACAGCCAGCAGGATCGGTTGTTGGCGACATTTGGTTTGATACTGCTAACAATAATAAATCCAAATACTGGAATGGTTCTTCTTGGGTAGATACAAGCGATACCAGACTGAATAATATACCGGCGCTATTCAATCAGACCAGCGCTCCAAGCTCAGCCGGGCGAGTTGTCGGAGACTTGTGGTTTGATAGCGATGACGACAACAGACTGTATTTCTGGAA